CGAAAGAAAACAACGCGATACTGTTTGACGATATGGGGGCGTATCTCAAGGACAACGAAATTCTGAAACTGTTAAAGGAGCTGATAATGAACCGGAGACATTTACACGTGAGTTGTTTCTTCCTTTCTCAAACGTACAAATCCGTTCCCAAAGAGATCCGAAAACTGTTTTCTAATATATTCTTATTTCGGGTATCCAAGCACGAATTGGAAGATGTGTTTTCAGAATTGATAGAACAACGGAAAGACGACGTTTTAGCAATAAGCAAGTTGGTCTTTGACAAGCCATTCCAATATTTGTTTATAAATACGGATACGCAGAGGTTATTTAAGGGGTTTGATGAAATCATCATAGAGTAGCCGAATTTATTTTCCCCGTGATATATATAATGGGACTTTCTAAGATAGCGAGAAGAACCGAGAACAAACTCTCCCGAGCGGTGCCTGTTGCGAACAAGATTGTGAGTGGTAGCGGAAAGGTTCTGAACAAGGCCTCTGATGTTTTAGGCAAAGCAAGTGCAATTTCGGGAAAGATTTTGAGCAACGCGATTGTGGAGGGAATTGTCGCATCAAACCCCGAATTAGCCCCGATCTATGGTGGTGCGGTCGCCGCCTCCAAGTTGGCCGGAAAAGCAGGTCAGGTAGCAGGTAAGGGCGCAGATGTAGCAGGTAAGACGTCTAATGTTTTGGAAAAGGTGAATAGTATGTCATCAAAACCGGCAATACAATTCGCTTAATGAAATTATTTTCCCTGATTAATGTATAATGTCTTTTTCAGTATACCTTAATAGCACAAACGGGACGCAGGTAGCGGGATCTATGAACCAAATTACTTATAACCTTGATTTCACCAACACTCCCAAACACGATGGAGCATATAAAGTTTATATGTCATTCGCAAGTGAGCAACAATCTTACTTTTCAGGTTCAGCCAATTTTGGAGTTATTCGTATTCTGGATTTAGGAGTTATTGATAGTTATTCGCCTTTCACCACTTTCACGGCAACAAGAGCGAACCACGTAATGGGTATTATTAGACCTTCCCAGCCCCATATGGGTTTAACAACATCTTTTCCAGCATTAACAACAACGGGAACAGCATCTATTCCAGCAAACTCTGGAACGACGGCATATACACTTACGACAACGACTGTCACAGCAGCAAATCAACTTCTTGTTAATAATACCGCAGTTCAAACCATAGATGCCAGAATGAGTGACAACCCGCCAGTTTATTTGCAAAGTAAGCCCCGTAACAATCAATTCACAATAAGGATAACTAACCACGATGGTGTGCTTTACACTCAATTAACCGCTCATTACAGTATGGTATTAACATTTGAAGCGATATAATTTTCTCTGCCTTATTTATAGATGTCATTTAATATTAGCCTTAATAGTGTAGATGGAAGACAGATAGCGGGGAATAACAATCAAATAGAGTATAACTTTGCCTTTGATAAGACACCTGAACATAAAGGGGGGTATAAAGTATCCTTTGCTTTTGCTTCTAACTTTTTTGATGAGAACCCCTTTGTTCCCACTTTACAAGATATATATGTGGACGTGAATTTAGGAGTTACTACTTCATACACGCCAAGAGCAACATTTACCGGAACACAAGTCAACCAATTTTTAGGCGTGGTTACGAGTGATGGGAGATTTTATTCGTCAGTCCAAACACAATACAATCCAGCAACAACAACAGGAGTAGCAAGTATTCCTGTTAATTCAGCAACTAATGCATACACATTAACCGAAAATATAACAGGTCCTGCCGTGAGTGTTTTTAACTATAATCCTTCAAAGCAATCATACGATGCTTTATTTACAGATAACAAACCGATATATCTACCTACCAAGCCTACGAATAACCAGTTTAATGTAACTTTAAGAAGACACGATGGGACGCTTTTTACCTCCCCAACAATACAACCTTACGTTTTGCTAATCTCCTTTGAAGCGGTTTAGAAAGAATTAATTTCTTCCATTATTATAATATGTCGTATACTAATGGAGGGCAGACGATAGACAAATCTATGAATGGTATCATAACATTTGATACGGGCGACGGAGTAGTAATAGAGGGGGACACGATCACAGCGACTGGTGTAATATCAGACAACATTACGTGTGAGACGCTTCAAGTGAATACGTCAGCCACATTTGCAGGTACGACGACATTTGACACAGCGTTACCCACAAGCGTGATAACAAGCACAACAAGCGATGACCAGTTTATTACCAAGGCGATCGGAGACACATTATACGGAGGTAGTGGTATATTAGCAAATAACAACGTGTGGACAGGGACGAACGCGTTTAATACTTCGCTTCCAACGTCCACTCTGACAGGGACACCAACTGCTACACAAATAGCCCCCGTAGCGATGTTGAATAATCTTTACGGTAGATTAGCAAGTGCTAATACGTGGTCAGCGAATAATATATTTGGCGGGGTTACATCAGTAGTCAACCTAAAAACGCTTTTTATATCGTGGGCGGGAACGACGGGTGACTTAATAGAGCAAACTTTTAACACAGTAACAGGGGTTATGATGTTCTTATCTTATTTACAGGGAACAACCCCGCAGTTTGACTTTGCGTTTATACCCGCATCAGTTGCGGTTGTTGCTTTTAGAATACAACAAACGGTAAGCACGTTTTTCACAAGAGTGATTATTGACACACCCGCTACAACATCATCAGGGACACCCGCTTTAGAATTGACGAATTCTGCAACTACACCCTCAACGATTGATATGTATGTATCCGCAACAGCCTCAACGGGCAACCCTTTGGTCACCGCAGGAGATAATGCTATTATAGGGTCAGCAGGGGCATTAACCATAGCAATAGCGAGTGCTACATCGTGTGGTTTCCGTATATTCTCATCAGATATTACAGTAAGAGGCACACTTAATATAAGAGAGGGTTGTGCTTTCACAACCGAATTACCGACAACAACAGTAACAACTACTACAGCAACTAACCAAATAGCGCCGATAATAGTTTTAAACACACTATACGGGAGATTAGCGACCGGTGTTACAAATGCGTGGGCATCTACGAATACGTTTGTCAACTTACCATCAACCACAACAACATTCGTAACGGCAACAGCGAACCAGTTTATTACAAGAAGTATAGGAGACGCTTTATACCCAGCAATTCCAACAGGCGGTTATGCCCGTCTTACGACAGTAAATAATACGTTTACGAATAATAATACGTTTTTAGCGAGCGGAGGAACTGGAAACACTATTATGTATGGGGCTGGGGTTTATTTAAGCGCAGGTGATAATGTAGCAGAAAGCACTAATAATGTAGCAAATGCGACCCCAGCATTTAAAATTCGTGGTAGGTCAGCGGACACAAAAACAATCAAGTTCATACCAAACGCAACAGCAAGTGCATTAAATCCAGCAGTCTTGGTGAATGATGGTGTGATTTCGGCAGACAGCGTTTTAACTCTAACAGCAGACGGGGCAACAGCATCAGGTATACGAATATTAGATACTGGTGTTGTGAATGTTGTAGGAACAACTACAAATCTAAATGCGACAAATACTATTATGGCTGGAACGGGGGCTTTTTTACAAGCAACAAATAATGTAGCAGAGAGCACGTCAAATGTAGCACTTGCGACACCAGCATTTAGAATTCGTGGTAGGTCAAGCGACACAAAAACAATCAAGTTCATACCACAAGCAACAGTAGGAGCATTAAATCCATTAGTCTTGGTGAATGATGGTGTGATCTCTGCAGATACGAATTTAACTCTAACAGCAGACAGCACAATACTCACAGGTATTAGAATAACAGATGTTGGTGGTGTTTATATTGATGGAGTAACTACATTTCTTGATGCTACCAATTTGTTTGTTGATAGTGCTTCTACGTTTAATCAGCCTATTAAGTTTGGTTATGTGACTTTGCCCCCATTTGTAGATTTTCAAATTGGTTACAATATAGAGCCTATTTCCAACACTATTACTGCTCCTAATGCAAATACCATTTATCAGGGTAACTCATTCACATTAACAAGAGGTGTGTGGATAGTAAAAGCATTTTGTGGTATTTATGCCACGATTAACCAAGCAAGGGTTTATATGTCAATAAACACAAACAACACAGCGCACGATGTAGGTAATAGAACATTTGTTTTTTGTAACGCAGGGGGATTAGGGGACATCAGTTTTGAGGTAAATAAAGTCTTTGTAGTTCCAACAGCGGGACAGACTTATTATGTTTTAGTTAGTTCCAACTTGGCTAATCCCAACAGCCCTACTTACTTCGTGAGTTATCAGGCAACCCGCATAGCGTAAAGTTAAAATATCTACTTATGGTAATGGGGCTAACAGAAGGGTTTCTAATATTTTTAGTAACGAGTATTATAACGTGTTCTTTAGCCGTAACCCGAATGGTTTACAGAAGCAAGTGTCGGTCTATAGAATGTTGCGGGGTTAAGATAATAAGAGACGTGAGAGCAGAAGAGCATCTAGACCAGCAAGTACCGAGAACTCAAAGTATGGCGACTATGCAACCAAACCAGGATTTCGTTTAGCAAAGGGGGGCGGGTTAAACATAAGTTTTCCACAAAAGAAATTAATTAGAATAGTTAGTTAATATATACGTAAAGTTGCTGTTTAATTGCTGTTTAATAGCATATAAAGCCATTAAAAATTTTTAATGTTTCTTTAAGCAATTAATTTAACTAATTAATCGCTTTTATGGCAATAATGTGTTTAATTAAACACATTATTTCTGGTTAATCGCCCTTATGGCATACTTCTGTTTAATCCGCCTATGCGTTATTTTTTACGTAGAAGCCTTGCTGACTGGCGATACTATTGCCCATAGCTTCTGCAGTCTCCTCCATCTTCTTATACAGCCCATCCTCGTAAATGACGTGGTTGATATATGAACTCCGGATCAAATCTATTCCCAGCCCAAACAACGTTGTCAACTTCTTGGACAGAGACGAAGACGAATATGGGTTGCCTCCTTTTGCCTCCAACAAATAACCTGACTGGTTCTCCTTTACCGCTTTGGTTATGTACGGCATTATCTCTTTCGGGACTATCACCGACTGCATTCCATACTTGGCACTTGTCTTGTACTGGTTCAGGTATATCTTGTTCTTCACTATATAGTTATCCTTCTCACGGTCATAGTCTCGCGTCTTCACCAGAGCATATTCCAGTCTGCGGGGCGGGAAATAAACACCCGACATCAACACACTTATCACCACATCATTCAGACTATCCTTCGTCTTTTCCTTTTTATACTTTGCAATAATAGCATCGTTCTTCTCTTTAAGTTGTTCGGGGTTCAACATCTTTTCTTTTCTCTCTGGGCTCATTACCTTCTTCTTATAATCGTCATTTACTATCTTGATATCCTTTGACATTTGCTCTCCATACTTCGGGTTGGCCGTCAGAACAAACAGACCGGACAAGGCCGTCTTCCGTGACTGCGCCATCGGGTTGGCAGAAATGTGTTTCAAGATCACATCCGTATTGTCAAAACTTTTCATCTCTTGCGGTAACTCGGTTTTTTTAATTAGGCTAAAGAGAATGGAAGTGTAGGTCTTCAAAGTTGAATCGGTCAGTTTGCGTTGGGCCAAAAGGTGCTTTTTAATGTCTTCTCGGAATTCGCTCATCTATATATATCCCTAAACATTTTAATTTAATTAGATATAACTACTTTATAACTAAACCCCCAAATTTAAGGGAAATAGTTGCTTACCGATAAATACGAAAAATACGAACAATTTCTTGAAACTATTTTGTACCCCCCAAATGCCAAGTGCCACCTGCCGACGGATGGTAGATGGTAAAAGCCCTATGCGAAAAGTTCTTGCAAAGTTTTTCTATTTTTCGTATTTATCGTTAAGCAACTCTCTGCCTTAAATTTGGATGTCACCTTCCGGCAATCGCCAATCGCAGTTCTTCCCGTGTTCTATTTTTACCATTTTCTCGGGTAATTGGTATGCCCATACTTGATGCGGTTGCTTGTAGGTCACCTAATGTTTTGTAATTGCTTTTCTTCTCTTTGATTGGGGGCATTCTTCTCCCCGCTGGTCTCTCACTTACATCGGCATCACTACTCACGACTACCGGTCGCTTCTTCATAGGACTAACACCTGCAAAACTTGAATCGCTACTGAAAACATCAAAGGGGTCGCTTCGTTTTAATTCGGGTTTCTTGAGAATAACAACCTCTTTGGGCGGGACAATAATGTCCTTGTTTGTGAATGCACCCTTAAATGGTTCATTATAAAACCCTGATCTGGTTGAAATGGTTTCAAAACTTTTCGGTCCTCCTTCTACTGACATATCATCCTTTATAAACTTTCTGGCTCTGTTTAATGGTTTGGGTTCTGGTTTTGGTTTTGGGGGGTTAAGTTTTCTATCTATTGCGGATAAATCTAACGAGGATTCATCCGTTGGGACATTAAAATATATATCCCTATAATAAGTACTACCGGTAGTAGCACTACTTAACGAGTTATCGTCTGGGATGTTAAAACCGGATTGTGTTGAAACAACACTTGATGCAGTTGATGGAAACGCGGAACTTCCTACTGATGGATTAGGATTCATAAGGGTTAATATTTGTGGTTCTTGGGAAGCAACAGAGTTCGGAGGAGGAGGAGGCGTCTTCTTCTTTTTAAATATTGCATCGGCTACCGTTTGCGAAGTGATACCGGTTTCTTTTGAAATATCGCTGAAGAGAGATGCGATGCTTGAAACGCTACTTTTCACGGTGGACGGTTTTGAAATAAACTGGCGGTCTGACTTACTCGGTGTCGGGGATATCAAGACCGGAGGCTGTGCGGGTGCTGGAGGTGGTTGCTGAATAATAGGTGGTTCTTCCACGCTTACCGGAGTTATCGTGGTGATGGGGCTCGTTACTGGAACCCTGACTTCTTCATCTCCGATCGCCCTTACCGGTTCTCCTGCAAAGACGGGAACTTCAAGAGGTGCTCCTAAACTCGGTGTGGGCGGAGGGGGATTAAACCCTCCTGACGATTGTATGGGAGGAGGATTAAAAAAAAGAGGAGGTGCTGGGGCTGATCCGCCCGTCATAATAATCTGTTGCTGGGGCTGAACCGATACTTGTTGCTGGGCTTGTCTGGGTTTGGATGCCCGACGTTTGGCTCTCGCCTTCGCCTGATTAATGTTTACGACTACACGTTGAGATTGCCTCTGTTTCTGTTTTTGCTGAACGGGCTTCTTGGGCTTTCTTGCTTTTGCTTTGGGAGGCATTTATATATGTAGCCGTAGAAAAAAATATAAATTTTTTAAAATGTTAAAAAGGGCTACCTAATACTTTCTCTTACAAATCGGGCATTCGGTTAGTCTCGCCTTACAGTCTTTACATACAAGGTGTCCACACATCGGTACAGTTGTGGTTTCTTTGGTCATACCGTCAAAGCATACCGGACAGTCGGTAATCTCGCCTACCTTGTCGTAGAGTTCCAAGAACATTCGGGTCAAGTGAGCGATGTCGGGCGTCTCACCAGCTCTGATTGCCCGAGCGATCGGGCGCACGTTGTTCCTCGTCTCCAACAACTCGTACGTATATTCTCTTTCTGTGAAGTAAAGTTTCCATCCCGACTTTGCCTTCCCCTCCAGCGTCCACTTCTCCTTGTTCGTTAATCCGGAATTACCATTTGGATTTGCCATATTTTATAATTGTGTCGCTATACTTGGAAAGGATAGAAATCGGGTTTTTGCGGAAATGTGTTTTCTGCTCTCAAAAATATTTTGAGAGTATCTTTGTTGCTTGAATTTTGAGGGTATGCTGTCTGAGATGCTATAGAAACGTTCTGTCAATTTTTTTCAATTTTATGAGGGTGGGGTCACGATAGGCGAGGTTTAAACAAAATTTTAGGTTAACTCGTTTTTCAATAGGAAAAAAAAAAAATTGAATTGCTTTTTAAACCCTTAATGATAGGCATAGTAGTAACCAAACAACATTATTAAAATGTCAACCAACACAAACGAGAAGTTGAACGCAATTCTGCTTGACCTCTGCAAAACTCCAAAGAGCCGAGAACTCTTTCAGAGGGCAACACGAGGCATACATACACGAGCAAGTATGGCTTTAGTAAAGGAATTATTTACAGAATATAACGCCATACGTGAGAGACAAATCGCACACATCGCATCCCTTGAAGCCGAACTGAAGGTATTAGAAGCCGATCGGCAGGCATTAGAAAAGAGGGATGATGAAACTGAAGACGAGTATGATAGCCGTATAATATCCCTTCCGTGGTTTTCTGAGTGGTGTGTCAAACGGCTGGCCAAGGAGAAGACGACTAAAAAACTTTTGATTATTGAGGAAGACATTCAACTTTGCCCGTGCTGTTTCGGAAATGATGATGAGTAGATTAGATTTTGATTGTTTAAATAAATAAAAAGAAACCCTTTTTTATTCAAGCCAAGTAATGTCCCTTTCCAAATTCATTTTCCAGCAATAATAAAAGCAGTCAAAATAGCAACTATTTCCCCAACCTTCCGGCACAACTCCGTTCACCTTTTTTAAAAAATTAATTCGCTTCTTGGGAATAATCAGTTGAACCGGTTCTTGGCACTTTCCAAATAAGTTTCTGAAATATTGCGTGTTGATTTTTGATGATGGAAAAATAACGATAAAGGGCTTTCCCAGTTCTTTTAATCTGGTCAGTACTTCTGATGATTTAGAGAAGGGCGGATTACTAATTATAATTTCACCTAAATCATTCTCAAAGAAATCAAGGGGTTCGTGTATGACATTAAAGCCCAGTTCTCTCAAGTCTCGTCCGCTTTGACCGTCTCCATAAAAGGCCTCCCAGATTATTTTATCTTTTGGAATATAATTCTGTATATCTTCCCAAGCCGTTTTGGGTGTCATATAATCGTCGTGTTTTAAAAATGATTTGGTTTGAAATCCAGCCATCTATATCTTCTATACAGATTTTAATTTAAATACTTTAACAAACCCCATATCCCTACGGGTCAAAGTCCAAAAAAAGATCAAAAAAAAAATTGAAATAAATTTTAAATACAAAAATGAACGAATATCAGTAAGAAAATGAGCGAAATAATCAAAAAAAAGAGAATAATAAGAATGAAAATTCCCGACGAGGTGAGAGAAGAGCGAGAAAAAGAGAGGAAAGATCTGGAAAAGAGAAAGGCTTTGTATGAAGAAACGTTAAGAACTGTTATCAAAAAACGATGGGATTATGATGAAGAAGAAGGTGCAATTCTTGATAACAATTGTCAACGTTGTTTTCTACAGCAGAATTGGGAAGATTGTGTTGGGTTGTGTAACGAGTGTTATGGTGAGGTAGTGTGTATGGGTGAGATAGAATATGCTCTTGAGAGGAGAAAAGTTAATAAAGTTGAGGACGAACTAACAAAGTCCGTATGTTGTAGAATTAACAAAGAAGGGGAACGTTGTGATGAAAGTGTTTTACAAGATGAGGAATATTGTCCGCGATGTATGGGAATTGAGATGGGAATGTATAATGAAGATGATTTTTAACCCCTTTAAATAAACCCTTTTTTCCCCGAGGAAAAGATCTTTTAGGAAAACCATTTAAAGTTTAATATCTTGTATAAGTATATAATGACCGAAGTACTATCTGTCGCTGAGAGATACTATAATAACCACAAGGAAAGAGTTACTCTATTTCAAAAGGCCAATCCGGAAAAGATGAGAGCCAAGTGCAAGGCTTATAATGAACGGATCAAGGCCGAACGCCCCGAAAAGTATCAAGAAGTCCTTGAACAGAAACGCAAATATTATAACGAGGTTACCAAGCCCAAACGAGAGGCGAAAAAAAAGGAATTAGAAAATAGCGAACGTCACCAATCGTGAGCCCACCCCCATAAAATTGAAAAAAATTGAAAAAAAAATTGAAAAAAAAATTGACAGTAAACTTTTACAACATATCTTTAGGCATTTCCGCAAAAAGGCAATTCACTCTCAAAAACCGCTCACTCTCAAAAAATTTTTGAGAGCAAAAACACAATTCCGCAAAAAATTGATTTATATCTTTTCTAAGTTAAACGATATAAATAATTATCTTGTGTAAGTATATAAGATGTCCACTCAACCACTTTCGCTTACTCTTGCAAAACGCTGTTCTGTCTTGGACACGCTGATAATGATTGAATTTGTTCCTTCGGAAAGGATTAAGGCAGTCCTGAAAAGCAATCTGTTACTCTCCGAATGGAGTGAAGATTATAATTGGGACAGCTTTCAAGGCTTCTCCGAAATGTATCCAAATGAAAAAATAATGCTTCAAGCATATTTAAAAAATTACAATAAAAATCTCGGGGGTATAAGCGTGAAATACGGCAAACCAAAGCACAAATGGGGTCGTGCGTTCCCTTACAAATCACTTGGATTGTCGTCTATCCGCAGAATTATTCGCAACTCCTTGATTGACGGCATATATTACGACCTTGATCTCAAAAACGCGCAACCGGAAATCATCAGAAACTTGTGTGAAAGCAATAACATCCCGTGTCCGATTATCAAACAGTATTGTTCTAACCGACCAAGCCTCCTTCTTCAAGTCCAAGAGCATTACGGAGTGAGCAGAGACGTTGCAAAGGGCTTGTTTATTCGGCTCTGCTTCTTTGGTTCGTTTGTGGGTTGGTGCATAGAAAACAAAATTACGAATAAAGCCCCCTTGGAGTTCATTACCCTTTTTGAAAGGGAACTCAAAGATATCGCCGAGAGAGCAAAGAGGGAGAACCCCGCCCTTTACGAAACCGCAAGGAAGAAGAAGGAGGACAAGGGCGAAGCAAAAGAAAACAAGGTCCTTGGTTCCTTCTTCGCTTTATACAATCAGGAATACGAAAGCAGAATTGTTGAGTCGGTCTTGTGTCATTTAATTAATCAAACCGATTTAATGAAACTCGCCGGAACAAATACTCCTACTGGTGCTTACGAATACGACGGACTGAAATTATTAAAAACAAATGTGGATATGTATGAGGGCGGATTGGAAGCCGTCGTGGAGCTTTTGAATGAGAAAACCTTTGAGTTGACCGGATTTCGTTTAGAATGGACTTCCAAACCATACGAAGAACTTTACGACTTGACCGAATGGATAGAACAAGTTCAAGAAGACGAGAAACCGAACGAAGAGTTACTTGCTGATATGGCTCTGATTAATTCCGCCCTTGATAATGCAGACTGTGGTGTTATTGAAACGCTAATGTCCATCAAGAAAGACCACTATATATTTTCGGTTGATAAAACCGACGGCAGTAAGGGTGAATGGTATGGCTGGAATGATACTCGTTGGGAGAAAAGCGATGCTCCACTAAAGAAGGCAATAATGTATAATGTGCCTGAATATTGGAGGAGTGTAATGGAAAAGTGGGATCAAGAATATCAGAGTAAAGTCTTTGAAGCGGGAGAAGAGCCGGATGGTAATTATAAACTTTGGAAGGAAACAAAGGCTCGTATGGAGCAACGCATCTTCGCTCTCAAAACATCAAGCGGAATGACGGCGTGTGTTTCCGTTGCAAAAACCCTAATGGCGAATTATACCTTGGAGTTTGATGCAAAGGAAGATCTATTTGGTTGCGAGAATGGTGTCTTGGATTTTGCAGAGGAATGCTTCCGGCCTTATCGCTTTGACGATTTCATCACATATTCGTGTGGATACGATTTCACTCCCTTCCAGATTGGCTTCAAGGTTTTTGACAAGGAAAACAACTGCCGTCAAGTGGTGGAAGGTGATTTGACCGAAGAATTCACTACTGCCTTCCGGCTGATAATGGATTGTTACGGCAAGATATTTCCTGACGAAGAACTCCGCGACTATTTCTTCAAGATTATTTCTACGGGTCTTTCGGGCAGAGCGATTGAAAAGTTCTTTGTGTTCAACGGCGCGGGTAGAAACGGCAAGGGTCTGACCAACGAGTTCCTTGAAAAGGTGTTTGGTAGTTATTTCGTGAGTGTATCTCCTACCATTTTCAGCGAAAATCAGAAGAACAAGTCGTCTGCCTCTGCAAATCCTGAAATCGCCAAGTTGGATAAGAAACGCTACATCGTCAGCAAAGAACCGCAGAAAGACGCGCCTTTACACAATTCAGTAGTAAAAGATGTTACTGGTGGTGGTAACACTTCTGCACGTATGCTTTATAGTTCCAAGACGCAAGTGAAGTTGTGTGGTACACACGTTATGGAAGCAAATGTAAAACCTAATTTTAGCGAAGCACCACAAGAAGCAGATGTAGAACGCATTAATGATATATTGTTTCAAAGTTTATTCACGGGCGAAGAAGACAGGTGGGACGTAACCACGGGTGAAACCAACCACATCTATCCTTTGGACGCTGGATTAAAGGAGACCTTGAAATCTTCTATTTCCATTAGAAACGCGATGTTGAACATCTTGCTCCAGAACCTCTTGATGGTCAAAGAGCAGAGTTATAATGTGGACTTCTTCAAACCCGACAGCGTGAAACAGCGTTCCCTTGCTTATTTGCAGAATTCGTATGACTTGCACAACATATTCAAGGCACTCTTTGAGAAGCGCCAAGAGGAGAATGCTGGTAGATATGAGAACTGGAAGGGTTCATTAGAGGACGAGGATTGGACGTTGCCCAAGGTCGTGGGTCTGATCCGGAAATCCCCCGATTTCTTTGAATTGCCAAAGACCAAGCAGAAGGAGTACAAGGCCGACGTAGTGGAAGAATTCTTCAAGAAAAACAGTTTTTACAAATCAAGTATATATATGGACACCGACAGACACGCATTCAGAATGAAGAACTGGCGATTGAAACCACGAGAGGACGATATGGAAGAGGAAGAGTAGGCCGGTTGTCCGTTATACTAAGTCAGTAGAGTTCCCTACGAAATTTACGAAATTCCGAAAAACTTTTCAAGAACTTTTCGCATAACGGAAAAATCATCTACCAAGTTCCGGCAGTTGGCACTTGGCATTTTGGGGGGGGTAGATAACTTTTAAAAAGTCTTCGTATTTTTCGTAAATTTCGGACGTAACTATACCAACACAGCATATTTAACGCTTCTATCCTTCTATAACCGGATTTAGCCCACTTTTTTTCTCTATATATTCTATAAATGTCAGCCGAAGATTTAGGAGAATTAGAAGCAAAAACCGACACGGAATCGTTGCCCGAACAGATACAGAAGAGTAAGAAGCCTCGGACGGCGAAACAGATTGAGGCCTTTGAGAAAGCCCGTAAAATTCGTGACGAGAAGAGAGCGGAACGCAAAGAGGTAAAACAGAAAGTTGAGACGGAGTACAAACAGCAGAAAGAGGAGAAGATTGTGAAGAAGGCTTTAGCCATCAAAAAGAAACAGATCCTCGCAGACAAGGTGCTGGATGAGGTGAGTGACGACGACGATATTCCGATTGAGGTCGTCAAGAAAATAATGAAGAAATACCCCAGTAAATCAGCGCCACCCAAACAAGAGCAAAAAGCACAACCAGTTTATACGCCGATCTCATTTATTTAAAATATCCGTATATTATAAAATGGACATATTAAATTCTATCCCCGTGCTGTCTGACCAAAACCCCGTTAAACCGGTAACATTAGAGGACATTCAAAGGATACATAGCAGTCTAACCCTTGAGAACCCGCTGACCTTTCAGATCTTTCTGACCAAGAGACCCGATTTAGCAGAATCAGAGAAAGCCATTTATATGCAGATAATAGAGCGATTAAGGGCAAACGAGAAATTCCGCTATGAGACTACTATGGCTCAAATGACGCTGGCCTCCTTACCGGCACAACCTGTAACCGATATTGGAGGCAACGTAGTTTACGATGCTTAATATAATCTCTGCTTATCTTAATGAATAGCAACGATTATATACAAGAGGACATTAGGATTATTAATCTTTATTCACAGTCTGCGACGACTTATCTCAACGGCACACTTAAATCAAGCGTAACATTTAATTTCAAAAACATCTTACGAGACGAGCCGGATATCATCTATTCAACCATCGGCATTTCATCCGCCCAAATCCCCGTCAGTTATTACACGATCAACGAGTATAATAATGTGTTGGTCACCAGTTTAGGAACAGTTTATATAACCGCTGGAAACTATTCCGCCTCTACCTTGAGAACTGAACTATACAACAAAATGTCTCCGATGGGTTTTGGTTCGGGTTTACTGGTAACCGTGAGTGCAACAACCGGTAGATTAAGGTTTGAAGATGGGGTTTCATTTAGGTTTTGGAGAGAGAATTTAGGCGTGACATCTACGGCGTGGGACATTTTAGGCTTTGACACGAATGTTCCTTATTATGATTCGTCTATTCCACTCGGCGGAACACTTCAAAGAATAACCGCTCCCTATTTATTAAATCTTTTAGGCATTCAGCAACTCCGCATAAGTAGTTCTGCTTTAGCGTGTAATAACAGCACTTCAACCCAGATGGGCGAGAGTAACCTCATCGGAGTTGTGCAATCAACCGCCCCGCCATATGGAATGATTTTATACTCAAATAATACGAGTTATTCGGTATTAAGGGCGAAAACCATTTCTCTGATTGACATTCAGATTTTAGACGAGGATTCTAATTTCGTGGATTTTAATAATATTGACTGGACGATTTCTCTCCAACTAACTATTTTTAGGAAAATTCCTCTGCCCTCTGTTACTGCCGAGTTTTTGAAGCCGATTTTAGACACTTTAGGGGTAATCCAAGGGGAACTGGGTGGCCAAGCCCCCTCTCAACCGGCCCCCACTTCAGATCCGGCCTCTGATTTATTGACCCAAGAAAATCAACAACAACAAGATTTATTGAACAACGATGACAATAGTTTAGACATAATGAGTTACAATAAACAACTTCCGTCGTAATTTTCTTTTCTTTTGGTAGAGTATAATGACGCTTCCTCGTGAACTCGCTTACGTCCCAACTCTTCCTTCTCTCGGCGAAGGCGTGGTAAATACTACCGTCGTCGTAGCACCCTCTAACGGCGCAACCTTTGGTGAAAACGCAATTATCCAATTTGATTTGCCAAATCGCGGTTTTTTAGACAGCAATACTGTTTATTTACGTTTCAGGCTTACCCTTACGTCGGCCGCCGGAGCGGAAATACGTGGCACCCCGGGCTACACCCCCTTTGTAAATTGTCAGACCATCTTCGGCTCACAGATTGTTGAAAATATTCAGAATTATGGACAGATTCAGAATATGCTTACCCAACTCACACACAACGCCTCTCAGAAAGCCGGTCTTGCTTCTGCCTACGGTTACTCGGATTTCACCGCCACAACTTTGGGCGCTAACCTCAACGGTCGCACGTGCACTCTTAACGAAGTCATTTCTCTTGCCGTCCCCTTGAGATGTGTCTTGAGTGAGGCCGAGAAACTTGTGCCTTTGGCTATGATGCAAGGCGTCAGAATTCAGCTTACTACTGACAGTATAGCGAATATGTTCTCGGTAGTAATCCCCACGGCAATTTCCATTAGTTCCGTTGAACTTGTCTACGACCAGATTGATTTTGGAGCGGGAGTTGAGGCGATGGTTAGATCTATGGGCGATAAGATTTACATCAAGAGTGCATCGTACAGTTGCTCAAACAACACTCTGGCTTCAGGCTCGTCAGGAACTCTTGACCTCCTATACAATTTACGGCTCTCAAGCATCAAATCTTTGTTTGCCAACTTTGGTGGAACGACTGCTCCATCTGTTAACAGAGTGTATGACAGTTACGATATTACGAGCGGAAACGGCGACTACTCTTTCTCGGTGGGAGGTATCCAGTATCCCGCTCGTCCCGTCTCTACTGTTACCAGCAAGGCTGGTGCGATGATGGAATTGAAACAGGCCATCGGAGGTATTCACTCCAGCGAGACCAACAACTTTTCCATTTCTACCGCCGAGTTTGCGGTTGTTGGTAACGCCACCACGACTACTCGTATTCCGGCCAAGTTCTACTTTGGTATCAACCTTGAGAAACTTTCCACAAACGGCGCTCTGCTTACGGGCTTGTCGTCGGTGTCCGCGCCAATCGGCCTCCGTATCAACGCTGGAACTGCGCTCCCACAGGCGTATAACGTTGCTTTGATCGCGATGTACGACTCGCTCATAGAAGTGGACACGGTCGCGAGACAGGCCACAGTCAAGCAGTAAGTGGCCCCCTATAATAAGGAATAGAGTTGCTTAACGATAAATACGAAAAATAGAAAACCATTCTGACAAACTTTCGCATAGGGCCTTTTACCATCTACCAACCGTCGCCACTTGGCACTTGGCATTTGAGGGGTGCAAAATAGTTTCAAGAAATTGTTCGTATTTTTCGTATTTATCTGTAAGCAAGTGTTTCCCTTAAATAAAGAGATTATAATATACTATAAATATATTATGACCTATCAGATAACAGATTATTCATTTAAACAGGCGAGTAAACTGGGGGTTGAAATAAAGCCATCCAAGAACAAGAATAAAAAGGTGGATGTATTTAGGCAAGGAGAGAAAATAGCATCTATTGGTGCATCGGGCTATTCCGACTTTCCAACTTATACGAAAACCAAAGGGAAAGCGTATGCTGAAGAGAGAAGGAGATTATATAAATTAAGACACGCACAAACATCTAAAATTAAGGGAAGTCCGTCTTGGTATGCTACAAATATTCTCTGGTAATATATATATAATGAGCCACATCACCATCAAAATAAATGACAAACCCCATTTGCCAAAGTGCGAATTCCTTTGTGACGTACCTCTTCACGAGAAATTAAATGAATACGAACTAACACGCTTTATGAACAGCCACTCTACAAACTTATTTATAGGGAAGCCGAAGTCGGGCAAGACCTCTCTCCTTTACAGTTTCTTCAAATCCAAGAAGTTATTCAAAAAGGTGTTTCACAATATCTATGTGTTTCAGCCCAGCCGATCGCGCCAATCTATGAGTGACAAACTGTTTGACACGTTACCGGAAGACCAACTGTATGAAGAACTGGATTACGAAACTCTGAATGAGGTAATGGCCAAGTGTAAAGCGTCAGATCCGAAAGAAAACAACGCGATACTGTTTGACGATATGGGGGCGTATCTCAAGGACAACGAAATTCTGAAACTGTTAAAGGAGCTGATAATGAACCGGAGACATTTACACGTGAGTTGTTTCTT